GGAATAAAGAAGTTTTTAATTCTGTCAAATACTCCTTTAGGCTTTGGTGCTGCCATTCCTAATGCTTCTGGTCCTTCTAATTCTTCTACACCTCTAGACGTTATATTTTGTTTAGGTGGTTTAGGTATCTGCATATTAGCGGCTTTATATATAGAGTTTCCACTAGTATCTACCTTTTTAACAGGAGGAAGCTTACCTTCATCCCTGAACCTCTTGCCATATCTTTCTACTTGGTTTTTAGACCATCTAGATTCTTTTTGTTTTGTCTCAACAACTGGTTTATTCTTTTCAGGACGTTTAATTATACTCTCAGGTCTAAGCTTTGGTCTTTGATTAAATGGCTTAAAAGAGAATTTTCCCTCAAAGGCTTCTGATCTATTTTCTGGCATGTAATAGTGTCCTTTATGTCCAGAATGTATCTGCGTAATTAACGGCAAGTCTTGCAAGGAAACCTGCACCAGCAGTGGTGAGGAGGTCAGGGCTAGAGTCAAGAGTAGCATCAGCATCAATCTTTGCAACCATAAGCTTCATATCACGTTCCATTGCGTTCTCTGCAGAAGTCCAAGCCCATGCCATCAGGTCACGCTCTTTTTGTAATATGTTATTATAGTTTGTTACAGTTAAATTGTTTTCAGCAAGTGCTGCATCTCGATTTGCTTGATTGTCTGCAGCATTCTCTGTTGTGGTAATAGCCTGTATCCAATTAGCATTAGCTTGTGCTACAACTAAATGATTAGCGGCATTAAACTGATCTCTTAAATTATCTTGAGAAGTATTAAAGTTGGCAAGCGCATTAGCTTCGCCTGTATTAAACTCATTCATTGCATTCTTTTGACTAACATTAAACTGCCCTATAGCTTGCGTCAAGGTTGCTATATACTGATTTCTTTGATTATCTGACGTAGCGTTAAATTGTAGAGCAGCATTTTCTGCAGTACGATCTGTTAGAATAGCATTAACATTTTCTTGTGCCTTGATAGTCTCTACTTGCTGTTGTCTATCTAAGTTAGACATATCCATTTCTAAGAAAGCTCTAGCATTAGAAACTTTGGCTCTGTTTACGTTATCTAAGTTTGTCATGTCTAAAGTAGTCATAGCAGCAGCGTCAGCTAGTGTCTTAGCATTTCTAGCATCTAGGTTTGCTATATCAACAGTCTGTGCCATTTGTGCATTTTCTAAAGCTATAGTTACTTCAGCATTATAGTTAGTGTCTGCAATCTTAGTAATCGTTGTAGCATTATTAACACGAGTTTGAAACTCTTGGTCAAACTCTAAGTCTAAAAACTTCGCTCTTTCTTGTGCAGCAAATAGTGCAGCTTCTTGTTTACGATCTAAATTGTCTGATTCAAATGTAGCGAATGTAGCAGCGTCTGTTTGTGCTATAGGTAAAGCAGCTTCCATAGCGGCTTGTATTGCAGCTTGCCCTGCCATTGAAGAAGCACTTAATCCTCTAGCAGCCATAAGTGCTGCAGCATCACGCATAGCACCTGCAGCCCAAGTAGGAGGTTTGCCTGTTTCAAAGTCTTTCATAAGGCCAGTAAGTTGACCTGCTACAGTTGCATCAGTAGAGGGCGCACCTGTAACTGCTTCAAAGTTTACTTCATCTGCTACTCTTTGTTGGTCAACAACCGACCCTTCGATCATTTCCCCTTCTTGAACAGTACGTTTTTCTGGGGCTTCTACTCTCTGTGCTTCATTTATTTGATCTATACTAAGACCTAGTTGAGCTAAGTCTTCTGGATTCATAGTTGAGGCTTCTACTAAAGCTTCCTCACTAGGCTTACCTGTAGCAGCAACTAATCTATTCATTATTTCTTGTACAGAAGCCTCTGATTTTAAAGGGGTGTACGTTACATTAGCTGCTACATCAGGTACAACCATATCATCTTCGATTGTGGCTTGTTGTAAAGTAGATTGTGTTGCATCACCTGCACTAACCCCTGCAGTAGCTTTATCTATTTTACCTTCTGTCTTTTCTGTATCTGTAACTGTAGACGTATCAGCTTTTTTTACCATACTACCAGGATCAGTAGATACTTTTGTCTTTGCTTCAGTAGCAGTATCTATACCTACACTACTAAGCATAGCATCTGCAGACTGCACCGCTGCTTCAGCAGCAGCTACACCAGAAGTTGCTGTAGTAATAGCTTTTTTGTAAGCCTCGTTAGAAGGATCTTTTATTAAGTTATCGTTAGCTACCTGTAGAGCCAATCTTTCATTAGATAATTTTTGTTGTGCTGCATTTAAGTTTATTTGATTTGCACTAATATTAGGATCAACATCACCACCTTCTACATAACCACTAGGCATGTAGCCGCCTTTAGACATTGTAATTCTCTCTTGTGCCAACTGTGTCATTTTACCTACACGAGATGCAGCACCTGGATTTGATTGTAAGAACAGATTTTGTTCATCTGCTTGCATACCCTGCATTTCAGGTATAATCTTTCCCATCTGTTCTGGTGTAAATCCACCGAATTTTTTAGCCATTTGTAATGTCCTTACTAGTTACCTAATTTCATCCAGATTGCAGCCCCGATGAAGGTAAATACTGCTATAGTGGTTATTTTAATAAACGTATTCCATATGCTATGCCTAGTAGATCTCCACGTATCTAATAAGCTTCTTATCTCTCTTATGTCTGCTGTAGCAGAATCATCATTAAGACCTAACTCTCGTATAGCCTGATTAGCACCTTTCATAGCTGCGCGATCTAGCATAGCCTCAAGTTCTTCAGGTGTTAAGTTTATAGTATTCATCTTATGATTCTAAAGCTACAATACGAGCTTCTAACTCTTGTATAGTTTTAACTAATAGAGGGATCATCTTAGAGTAATCTAATGATTGCATTTCATCACCATCTTTAGCTCCATGAACAGCATCAGGCACTACTGCAGATACTTCATGTGCAATAAAACCATCTACTAAAGTATTAGTTTCATCTGCAATCCAGTTATAACGTGCTGGTTTAAGCTGCTTTAAACGAGTTGTAGCATCCCAAGTGTAATCTATGTTTTCTTTAAGTCTATAGTCTGAAGTAGCACTAAAGCTTGCGCCCCTAACAATTCCTGGTGTGTCTATTGTTACCGCACTGCTACTACCATATACATATAGAAGATCTCTAATATAGGTTCTTGTTCCTTCAATTATCAATCTAGAAGTACTAGCATTAGCACCAACTTCAAATCTAATTTCTTTGTTTCCAGCACCTCCATTGCTAGAAGAATCATCAGCAAAATTAATACTATGAGTATTAGCGTGTGATCTTATTTCTTTATTCTCAGCGATGAGAATCATGCCATTTAAAACTTTAAAACTACCAGTGCCATTGTTAAAGGTTATTCCAGATCCAAGGGAAGAACTAGTTTTAGGTGTATAGTAGCCACTACTCATTTGGCCTAACATAACAGGTGTTTCACTTTGAGCATTAGTTAAATCATCAGATTTTATTTGAGGTGCGCCATTGTCAACAGCACGAATTAAATTACCTTCTAGAGTAGTAAATGAAGCCGTTTCAGTACCATTCCCTACAAGACCACTACTTCCACTTGCTTCTGCTGATGATATAGCTGTAATATGCCCATATGCATCTAGTGTTATATCTTGAATAAAGTTTTGACCAGAGTTATCTACAGAAGCTTGGCTAGATGTATCAGCATGAGATATAGTTCTATTTGTAGTTAAATCTCCTCCTCCTGTAAGTCCTGCTCCTGCACTTACTGTTCTAGTAGCAGTTGCGTAGTCTGAAGAAGAAAAGGCTTTAACTTGTGCAAGATTAGTTACTTCAGAATCCATAAGCGCACCAGCCGCCGTTACATTAGTCGCATCTGTAACGTCTGCATTAGCTTCTACAGAATTTAGTTTTGTATGGTCTGCGTCAGTAAAGACGTTACTATCAGTTGCAGCCTCTACTAGAGTTCTTATTTCACTTGCATTTTGATCAGCAGTTGCTCCATTTTCTATTCCAGCCAGTTTTGTTCCCATAACGGCTAAGTCTTGACCATCTACAGTTCCACCTACAGTAATATTACCTGTTACACCTAATGTACCAGCTAATTGTGTGTTAGCACCTGTAAGAGTAATAGCTGTAGTTGTTCCTGACTTAATTGTAAGATTACTACTGGTGTTGGTTAGTGTTCCAAAAGTAGTGCCATTAGATGCTAACACAACATCATTACTAGCTGCATCAAGAGTAATATCCCCGACAACATCAAAAGTAAGGCCACCAGAGGATACTGCATACACATTATCAGCAATACTACTAAAACCGTTAACACCGTGAATAGAAGAATCTGCGTATAGTACACCATCAAAATAACCATCTTTAAATTGTACAGTTGACGAGCCTAAGTCCAAAGTATTCGTAGTCTTAGGTAATACAGTTGAGGAGCTTATAACAAGATCTTGACTTGGACCTACTTTAGTAATAGGCGCACCCTCTGCTGCAGTACCATCATGTGTGTGACCAGATGAAGCATTGAATGCAGCCTCTACAGCATTGTATTCACCATCTAAGTCATTAGCATTAATAACGTTACCATTAGCAATGTTATTTGCTGTATCTGTACGAGTGTAACCTGCCATTGTTTAGTCCTTACTGTCTATCATTTGCTTTATACTCTAACAAAGCTGTGTCGAGTGTAAAAGTTGGATTAGTTGAGTTGTCTTCTATACGTATTGCTACCGTTTTACCTGAACCTACTAATGTAGTAGAATATAGTTTATCTAATTCTCCACCAAACTTTGATGTATTAAATATAGAGCTTGAAGCTCCAAATAAAGAAACAGCACTACCTGTGCTTGCAACTTGTTCTGTTTGCGGCTGTGGAGTACTTCCATCTTGAGAACCAAAGTCATACTTGATGTTTAAGTCTAGGTTCATACTTCCTTTAGGATCTAAATAAAGAGCCATTTTATAAAAAGTTTTACGAACTAAAGGGTCCATGATGGACATATAAGGAGACTCATATATAGCTTCTATGTTTGCCCCATCTAAACTAGGTGCTGTGTCCATAGTATATACATAACCGTCATCATTCCCAAACACAATTACTTCGTTAGTAAGGCTATATACACTGTCTGCTACATAAGCTTTTATACCCTTAGTAGAGGACCATTCTATACCAGTTGCACCTTGAGCAATTTTCTTAGTAGCAATTAGACCTTTAGCATCTGCAGAGTTCTCTGATCCTATATATGCAAATATACGATATTGTGCTTTCTCTCTTAATACAATACTACTAAAAATAGATGCACTAGATAGAAAAATATTGGCATCTTTAGCTATAGGGTCTGACGCTACATCTAATCCAAAGTCACCAATTCTATCTGTGGCAGAAAGTAATCTAATCCCATCAGGGGCTAGATACATAATATCACCACCTACTTCTTGTATTGTATCTCCATTTGTACACCCAATACGATCTGTAATAGAGGATATTGTAAAGTCTGCAGATGTACTACCTGTAAGTTTTTTAATAGTATTCTGTGTAAAAATAATAAGTTGTTCTCTAAAGACTGCAAGTCCTGTTACATCGTGTCCAACATTTAAAGAACCTGCTCCATTACTAGTTGCAAAGTCATCTACTGTAAAAGGTGCAGTAAAATATACATTATTACCTTTAGAATAGAAAGCTGTATTCTTAAAGATAGCTACTGACTCTGCTCCCTGAACGTCTGTACTATTAGACGAAGACATGAAAGTAAAAGAATTACCTGAAGTAGAATATACACCAGGATAATTAGTTCCATCTACAAATACTACTTTATCTGTTCCATTTAAATTAAAAGTTGCAGATCTCGCTGCACCGCCAAGGGCTGCACCTGTAGCCATACTAGTCCAAGCACCACCTGTACCATAATACCATTGTGTTAAATTAGAACCATTCTTTCTTGCGGCAACAACTCTATTAGCACTTATAGCTTTTACACCTAATACAGGACCAGAACCTGCTAATACAGTGCTACTATACTTTTCGTACCCTTTTATCTTAGAGTAACCACCTTCTTTGTTAGATTCAAAATTTTGCAATACGGTTGCAGATCCAACAGCATTAGCCCCTTGTTGAATAGGACTTAGATTAGATATTAACCCACCTTTAAACTCTATAGGAAATGTTTGCCAAGTTGTAGCCATTAAAAGTGTACTCTTGTATCTCTTAAATATTCAGTTCTATTAATGTGTATACTTCTTAACTGCTTTATCCCTTGTTCAAAAGACTGCATAGCTAATTGTGCAGCTTGCATGTCTCCTCTAAATTGATAAACATAATACATTGCACCTGCTACAACAACATGTCTATAAGGTTCTGGAAGTGTGGGTACATCGTCATGCAATGCTAAATCATAACTTGTAGTATAATATTCATATACTACTTCATAAGCTTTATCAGGGG